TCTTCTGACAATGTCGAGCGTCTCACACAATCCTATCGTATACCTAGATCGGTACATCGTTTGGCTAATGTTATATCCGAAAGGATAGGTGGCCGTTTAGAGAAAGAGTTCGAGCCTCGTGAAGAGGAGGGCATGGTTGAATACACTTATCATCTGGACTCTATCCCCTTTCAAGAAGGCACATGGACAGTGATGTGTCGAACAAACTTCTATGTAATAGAGCTAGCCAAATGGTTTCGTAAGTCAGGGTTTAAGTATTCTGTCCGTGGATACCCTAGTATCTCAGACAAATTGGTGGGCAACATCTTAACATGGAACGATCTATGTCAGGATAAGTCCGTGGGGTTAGAACGGATTCGGCAGCTGTACTCTGCCCTGCCTAAACAAGGGAAGGATGCCAAGCTCAAACGTGCGTCAACCAAGCTATTGGATGCGTTAGATCCCGAGGCTTTGATAGGTATGGCTCAACTTCAAAACGATCTTGGTCTGTTATGTGGAGCAGAGAGTTCTGCGTATGATGTGTTGAAAGTCAGTATGTCCGAGAGAAACTATATCGAGGCTATAGAACGAAGGGGCGAAGGTCTTTTGTCTGCGCCAAGGATTAAGTTGTCCACATTCCATGCTATGAAAGGTGGAGAAGATGACAACTGCGTGGTGTACACAGCGTCAACTAGGGCTTGTTATGAAACAAAGTTTCCAGAGGACGAGCATCGAGCATTTTATGTTGGGATAACAAGAACCCGACATCGACTATACATATTACAATCCGATAACAAATACAGGTATACATTATGAAACGTACAGAAATCTTAGACACCGCCAAGGAATTAATCAGTGGACAGAGAGCCAAGGATTACGGGGATGCGTTTGATAATCACAGTCGTATAGCCGAGGGTTGGAATATAATTGTTCGTGGTGCTATACTAAGTCATGGTGAGGTCACTGAACAACATGTCGTACTGATGATGGACTGGTTGAAAACTTCTAGGTTACTGGAAACGATAGACCACCAGGATTCATGGATCGACAAAGCAGGGTACACTGCGTTGGGAGGAGAGTTCTCTGAACGAGCAGAAAAAGGAATCAGATCATGAGAGAGATAGATCGTTTGGCAGAGATGCTAGGACAGATGGAACAGGACATTCGCAATAGCAAATGGTTCAAGAAACTACTAAAGAAACTTAGGCTCAAGAAATGAATAACTTATTTGGTAGCGATCTGCATCATCAGTTTAAAGGTGAGATGGATATGATTGACTCTGACTGGAACATACCACCAGAGTTCCCTGATCTCACTGGTTATAGCGAAGTTGCTGTGGATTTAGAAACCAAAGATCCTAACATTAAGAACCTTGGACCAGGATGGGCGAGGAAAGATGGGCATATCATTGGCATTGCTGTAGCTGCGGGAGAATACAAAGGCTATTTCCCTATCAGACATGAGAACGGACACAACCTGGACCCTAAGTTTGCACTAAAGTGGTTGAAGAAACAGATGTCTGTCCCTGAGATGAAGGTAATTATGCACAACGCAACTTACGATGCGGGTTGGATGAGAGCCGAGGGCATCGAAATCAAGGGTCGTATCATTGACACCATGATTACAGGCGCGTTGGTTGACGAGAACCGTTGGTCGTTTGGTCTTGATGCTATGGCTAGAGACTACGCGGGTATCCGTAAGGACGAGAAGATGTTGAAGGCGGCCGCCAAAGCATGGGGCATCGATCCCAAAGCAGAGATGTGGCAGTTACCTCCGGCGTATGTGGGAGCGTATGCCGAGCAAGACGCTGTAGCCACGCTAAAACTCTGGCAGTTCCTAAAGGTTAAGTTAGAAGAAGAACAGCTATGGGAAATCTGGAACATAGAAACTGATCTGATCCCCTGTATGCTAGACATGCGAAGCAACGGGGTGCGTGTTGACCTCGACAAGGCGGATAGAAACAAGAAGTTTATCCGAAACAAATCCAAAGAGATGAGACATTTGATTGAGAAAGAAGCGGGGATGGAGGTTGATATCTGGTCATCTGCTTCTATCGCTAAGATGTTTGACAAGATGGGTATGAAGTATCCAAGAACGCCGCTCAAGATACAGTTCGAAGAAAAGAAATTAGAGGACGGAACAATTGAGGAGAAAGAGATTAGCCGCTCGGGTGACGCACCATCGTTTACCAAGTCTTGGTTGAACAACCACCCCGCAGAAATCTGTCAAAGATTAGTTAAGATGCGTGAGTTTGATAAGGCAGACAGTACGTTTATCGACAGTATACTACGTCACGAAACTGATGGGCGTATCCATACGGAGCTACACTCTACTCGTCGAGACGACGGGGGCACAGTCACGGGGAGATTTTCTTCGAGCAACCCAAACCTGCAGCAGATTCCTGCCAGAGATAAGGACATCAAGAAACTGATCCGTGGTTTGTTTATCCCAGAAGATGGATATAAGTGGGGATCGTTCGATTATTCTAGCCAAGAACCAAGATTGTTGGTACACTTCGCCGCCAGTGTTGGGGACATGCCAAGGCAGGATCTACTCGAGGACATCGTAGAGCAATACAATACATCAGATGTAGATCTACACCAGATGGTTGCGGACTTAGCGGGCATCACTCGTAAAGAAGCAAAGGCCGTAAACCTTGGGATCATGTACGGCATGGGCGTAGCTAAGCTAGCCAATCAGATTGACGTCGATCCAGACACAGCCAAGGACCTACTACAACAGCACCGAGACAAGGTTCCGTTTGTTAAAGCGTTGGCTGAGATGGCGTCTAGAAGAGCGGCAAGCAATGGTCAGATCCGAACCTTACTAGGACGTAAGTGTAGGTTTCATCTCTGGGAACCTAAGACATTTGGTGCAGGCAAACCTTTACCACATGAGGATGCTCAGAAAGAATACGGCGGACCCAATGGAATCCGTCGAGCGTTTACATACAAGGCGTTGAATAGATTGATCCAAGGATCGGCGGCCGATCAAACAAAGAAAGCTATGCTTGATTGTTATAGGGAGGGATTTACTCCTATGCTTACAGTACACGACGAGCTTTGTTTTAATATAGAAAGCCCCGAGCAGACCGCTCGGATCAAAGAGATCATGGAGACAGGGGTTAATTTAAAGGTTCCGTCTAAGATAGACGTGGATATTCAAGATGACTGGGGAGAAATAGAATGAAGTATGGATCAGTATGCTCGGGCATCGAGGCGGCTACTGCCGCTTGGCATCCACTGGGTTGGGAACCACAATGGTTCAGTGAGGTTGACCCTTTTCCAAGTGCCGTGTTGCAACATCACTACCCACACATACCAAATCATGGAGACATGACCAAATATAAGGAATGGAATAATGACAGAACAATTGAGCTTCTTGTTGGCGGGACACCATGTCAGTCCTACAGCGTCGCCGGACTTAGAAAAGGAATCTCGGACCCGAGGGGAAGCCTCATGCTTACATATCTTGCAATGGCTGAACAATTTAAGCCCAAATGGATTGTCTGGGAAAATGTCCCCGGTGTCTTGTCCTCCAACGGAGGAAGGGATTTTGGTACCTTCCTCGGGGCGTTGGGGAAAATCGGGTACGGGTTCTCCTACAGAGTGCTGGACGCACAATTCTTCGGAGTTCCACAAAGACGCCGCCGTGTGTTCGTTGTCGGATATCTTGGAGACTGGAGACGTGCCGCAAGTGTTTTATTTGAGCCCGAAAGCATGTCGGGGAATCCTCCTCCGAGCCGAGAGGCGGGGCAAAGAGTTGCCCCCACAGTTACAGTCGGCCCTCCTTTTAGTCGCACAGGAAACTCCAGAGTAGAAACCGAAGCGTTAGTTACCTACGCTCTGCCTGGGAATTGGATTGGTCGTAAGCCAGAGAACGGTGGCAATCAGGTAGAACCCTTTGTTGATCTGTCCCCTTGTCAAACGGCAACCGATGTTCATGCTATCGTTGCTTCAAGGATGCGTGGGTTTGGAGACTACACGGATGACGGAACGGCAAGCACAGTCAAAGCACGGGACGACAAGGATGCTACAGATCTAGTCGCCGCTTCGAAAGCTACAGGAGAAACAACCTTATCTGATGTGACGATGTCTCTTACTGCAAGCTATGGACAGGGAGGCGCGGACTTAGCAACCAAGCCAATGGTCTGTTCCAGTACAGTCAGGAGGCTCACTCCAAAAGAATGTGAGAGATTACAGGGTTTCCCCGATGACTTTAGTAGGATACCATGGAGGAATAAAGAGCCAGAGGATTGCCCTAATGGCCATAGGTACAAGGCGTTAGGCAATAGTATGGCAGTCCCTGTCATGAATTGGATAGGGCGACGCATTGATATGGTTGAAAAAGGAGAACTATAATGATCAATCCTCAGAAAGTGGAAACGCTAGGCTTTCATCAAATGCACGATATGCAGATAGAAGCGTTGATGGACTTTGTTAATATGGGCTTGAACCTTGCAGCTATGTGCGGTGACCAGGATATTATGGACGAGGCTGAAGCCGAAGCCGACGAACTGATTAGATTGTTCGGGGGCAACGGCGTTAGATTAAAGATTGAAAGTTACTGATTATCCCTAGCGCGATCGGCTATCTCTTGGTTAGCTCGGTCGCCTAACAACGATGGCACGAATGCTTTGACACGATCAAAGACTTCGCCGCCTTTTTCAACAACAGAGTCCGTCACGTTATCAAACGTATTAGATACCTGGCCCACGAAGTTCTGCGTTGGTGCCGCTACAGGGGCAGGACTTTCTACGACATCAAATGGTTGCGTTGGATCGAACGACCCTTCGGCTACTTGTTCTGGCTGTGTAGAAACAATCTCACTGTTCATCATCGAACGTCTGATTTCATTAATATCAGCAACAGGTAACCTCTGTAAAATACGATTTTCTTTTTTTACATTTACTTCGTCACTTACTTCTCTCAGTAGATTTCTGCTAATCTTAATAGGCTCAAACCTGTTTCGAAGAATATTGTTTAATTCTTTCTTAGACACCCCTGTGTTTTTTAAAGCACGGAATATCTGAGCGCGAGTAAATCCTGCATCCATTGCAGTATCTATTTTATTTTTCAACAGGCTCTGATGTCTACGTTTGGCATCGTTAGCTTTGACGTATGCAGCCATTACATCTTCAGCAGTAGCATCGTTGTCATCGGCTACCTTAGTAAAGATCTGAACAGCACTTGATCTATCCGCTGAGTAAGCTCCACCGTCATAACCAAGACTTCTACCAATGTTTACTTTCATTGGCCGTAGTCCGGTGAGCATGGTGCCTGCTTCTTCTGCCACAGAATATTCATCCCCTGACTTACTTGGAGTATCTGTGAATGCACGATTGATCCTGCCCTCAGTAATCTCTCCACCTTTAACAGTGTAGGCTTGCTCTACGATTCCAGGTATAAATGCTCCGGCAACGTGATTGATAGACTTAGAAAGCTTATCGCCCCACATTTCTCCAGGCTCATATATCTCAGCACCTGTCTGAGTTTTACCATCACGTAAAGTAACATCGACGAGACGTTCCGTGGCCATAGCTTCGGAAGCAAATGGTTCTGCAAACTTTTTAAACGCAGCCATAGCCGCGAACCCAAGTTTCTCAGCATCATTAGCTCCGACCGCGCCTTTGTTTCTGTATACTTCCATCGCCGCACGAGCAGGAGCCAACATAAATTCATACGGCAGCATGTAAGATAGATCCACAGCTTCGGCATTTAGGTCTGCATCTGGTTTCTCTAGATACATCATTGTATTACCTTCAGACCAGTAAGGTTTGTTCTGCTCTAGTAGATCCTCTTCAGCTTCAGTAATACCTAGAACGTCATGCGCTGCATTACGCATAGCTCCTGGTGCAACTGTAGCCATAGAGATATATCCTGTAAGACGCTCCGCTCCGATGCCGCGGATCTGTCGAGCAAATGCATTAGCTTTTTCCACAGCAATCTCACGAGTCATGTTTGGCGCGCTTGATTGGATTGCATTAACTAATTCGTCAGTTGCTTTGAATCCCATCTCTCTAACAGATCTGTTTACGATGTTACCTGATGTACGAATAATCTCTGCGGGGAACGCCATGAAGTTACCCATGACTGGGATCCGACGAAGCGATTTGATAACTTCGGGAACCATAGAGTACACAGGCATTGTTTGTTTTACCACATCCACGGCTAACATATCACCAAAATCTGTCCCTGCTATAGACGTCTTACGTTTTGCTATCTTAGCATTGACCAATGCGTCTTGAACCGCGGGATTAACATTCTCAATATCTAACCCTGCTTTTCTTAATGCCGCTCCATACCTAGCTTTCTCCCCTAATGCGCCAACTACTTTCCAATAGTCGTCGCCCAGTTGATATGTCTTCTCCATGAAGTTGATCGTGGTTCCTGCAACTGGGGTCTTACGAAGTAACTTACCCCCTGTATTTAACATAGCCGATACGCCTGATTTCGTTTGTTCTTTTAACAGGTTCTTGATCTCGCTGAGTTGGATGTTCTGCCCAATAGCACCCTCGTCCTGCATAGCTTTTAGAAGTCTGAACTGTTCTGGACTATCAATTGCATTGGACATCAACACTTGCCCGCTCTCAAAGATACCCATGTTACGTCCGAGCAACCCGTTCGCCCCAACAACAAATGTATTAGACAGGAAGTTACGAACTTGAGACAGTGGGTTTAACACTGTCTTTGACATCTGAGACACACCTTTGAGTTGCAGAGAAACGGCCAATGCGTTTTGTGCAAACGATTGTGAACGACCAGGAGTAGTTAAGCTGTTAGCTATTTCAGTAGGTACATAGTTTCCAGACAAGGACCCATATGCTCCACCAAAAGGATGGTCCATATCAGCTTCGCCCAACTTGGTGTAGTTTAAATCGTTGGTTAATACTTTAGTTTGACCGTCCGTTAAATTATTACCATTAATAGCTAAAGGTCGTCCCCCTGCGTTCATTTTTTCAATAGCCTCATCAAGATATTGAACCTGACCTGGAACCGACCTTGACGGTGCGGTGCTACTTATGGAATCAAATAGCTTTTGAGAAGCCATAGTTGTCGCCATGTTGTCTACCGTAAGTAAGAAAGCTTGCCTAGGATTGCGAACCTCTCCCATCATTTCTCGTAGCGCAGGAGCAGCATCTAAGTACTCACCTCGCTCAGTCAACATTCCACTCGCTAATTTAAACAACGAAGTCCTGCCTACTACTTCTTTAGCACCTTTAGCCACACTTGCCCCCGCCTGACGTGCGGCGGCTTCTGGAGTTAAACCAAAAGAATTTACAATAGATCTGTTGAAAACTTCAGATATAAACAAGTCTGCCTGTTGGTCAGCCAGTTCTGTAACTGTACCAGGGTTTTTTGTTTGTATTACTTTTCGAAGCTCCTCTTTAGCTTGTTTGTATTGAGGCATAGTTTTAAAA